TAACAAAGTTAAGCATTTGAAACAAAGTCTGTGAAGGTTCTTTGTATGGCAGATTGATGATCATCTTGGACAGATCATTACCTGTAGCTTCAACTTCTCTAAACTCACCGGGAGCAATAGGATCATTGTCACCTACAATACGTAAACCCTTCGCCTTAAAGCCGCCGGGTAGGTTTGCAAACTGACCTGCATCAACTAAGCTACGCATTGCTGCAGTTGCAGTCATGGTAAGATTACCAAGGAAATGAATCAATCCTAGACCATAAAAACCAAAACCGGGAACAAAACGATAATGAGTAAAGAAGATTTTCTTTTCTCTGCGTCGATCATCTTTATTATAGTTTCTGCGAATAGACAAAACCTGACGGCTCTGTTCTTCAATGGTAACAATATAGGGAAGAGACAAACCATCATCGTCTGCAAACTTACCGGGCAGATCAAGATAGCAGTGTTGCTCAAGTAGAACGTACTGTGGATCGTGACTACCAGAAGGAGACAGACCCATAATTGTATCCATCTTTTGACTGATAGGAGCAAACTCTGGTGTACTTGCTTCAGGTAGGTCTATGTCTGCGTACATTCCTGCTGCCATGTCTCGCTGCATCTCTACTGGTGAGCGATAGATAACATGCGTGTAGCGATCTGCTCTGCGTAGATCGGTAGCATAGTAAGACACATAGAACTGGTCAATAGGAACAAACTCTGATACAGGTCGGTTTAAACTGCTGTCAAAGTAAATCTTTTTAAATGCTGATCCAATAAGCGGCAGGTGAAAGAGCATACGCTCAAACTCGTCAAAGTACTCAGACATTTGTTCAGTGATCTGATAGTTCATAAAGTCTTTGACTCTATGGCTTTGCTTTTCTTTTTCTTCTGATACTTCACCAATGATCTGGGACTTTACTGGTCCACTGGCAGGAAACAATTCCTGTGTTGCCTTTGACTGAAACTTAACTGCTGACTCAATAAGGATTGGATGAACTGCAGTACATGCACCTTCAAATGGTTCTGATGCTTCTTCCAGCTTTAGACCTAACAGATCAAAGCCACGTTCAAACATACTTTCCCATTCTGCTCGACTGTCCTTGTCTGCAGTAAAGTTGTCATGTACTTGAATGGCAATGTCTTCAAGAGTTTCTTCGTCCAGATCGTCTACCAAGTTTCTAAAAAACTCTTCGTCCTTCTCCTCGATCTGTTCGTCAGACAAGCCTTCATTAAGATTACTCTTAAACTCTACTACAATACCACCATCACTAGGATCGTATTCCATGCTTGCATTTGAATCTTCACTCTCAGTTTCAATCTCTACGACTGAAAGTTCTACTGAAGGAATAGGATCAAAAGGATTGCGTTCAGTTGCCATGTTTTATATTGCCCTTGCTGTATAATTGTTATGTGTGATAAACAAAAATATAATCTGCTACTGTTTTACCTACGCAGTCCATACCCAGATCAGCAACAAGGTAGTCTGCTACTTCCTGTTGTGTAGTACCAAATCGTTCACACGTATTTTTAATTTCAATATTGATTACAGGTTTTGTACGTTTGATTGTTTCACTTGCTCCTTTGAGAAACTGTAATTCAAAACCTTCAACGTCCACTTTAATGTAATCAATCTTTTCAAAGTCAAAAGAGTCAAGTGTCTTTAGTACTGCTTTGTACTCTCCCTGTTCTACATTCGTAGTGATTGAAGCAGTACCGCTATTACCTTCCGCAGCGTACTCCAGTGCAATCTCTACGTCATTCTCTGCTCCCAGTGCATAAGGTAGTATTTCAAATCTATCACTAGGAAAATCTGACAGATTACGTGTAAGACATTCCCTGTGTATTTCAATTGGTTCAAAACAATAAACCTTATTGAACTTGTTACACAAGTCTACTGCCCATGTACCTACATGACTGCCTACATCCAATGCAACATCAAAGTCATCTACAAACTGTAAACTTCTTGTTCTGTGTGGCTTTTGATACTCTTCACCTGAAAAGTGATCATCGTTGACAGGAAAGTAAAAGTCCTGCCTCTTTTCTAAAACGTGTTCCTGCATATATTAAAAACCGCGAAGTGCCGCTCCTGCTCCCTTACCATTAAATCCTTTACGCTTTTTAGCTTTAGCTACCTTACCACCTTTTTTTAAACCACCAGTAGTTTTTGTTGTTGTGGTGCTAACACCCAAACCTTTTGTTCCTGTCATCTGTTCATCTTCAGCAGTCTTAGGAGCAGGAACTACTTCCTCATTCTTATCGTCATCACCCTCACTAAGAAGTAAACCTAGTGGACTTAGACCTTTAATTCCTTTTCTTCCTACTACTGCAGGAATTAAACCCATAAAATCTGTAACTTTTAAGCCCATTGTCTTATTTTCCCTGTAAAGCAAATGTGATAAAAAATACTATAGCATTAAACTCTCCAATATGCAACACGTTTCTGCCTGCGTGGATTAACATCGTCCTCCCAGTCCGGGTCTTCAGGATGTTCCAAGCGCCAACTGTCCTTGACATAATGTATTGCCATGGTCATTGCGTCCACCTGATCATCATGTCTGCCATAGGGAAACAGTATCATTTCCTCGTACAATTCTCTTGCCCATTCCTTTCCCTTTGGTAACCACACTCTTCCTGCTTCCAACAAGGGAGAAGCAGTAAATACTCTTGACACTTTGTCCTTGTCAGGCATATACTCCAAGACAGGAAGACCACTTCTTCTCATGTCCTGTATTAGCGACTGTCCACTTGCTTTCTTTTCTACCACACAAATATCAGGCTTATGCTTTTGATATTCCTGTTGTGCAATACGTCTTAGATCAGGATATTCAAATCTACCACGTACACTACCCAGCAGCAACAAATTACTTGCTACTCCCTCTATACCGTCCTCACTATCCTCATGGAAATGAAACACTCCCCACGTCTGTATAACACTGTAGTCTGCTGTTGTCTTTGTACTAAAGGCAGTGTCATAAGTTTGCATGATAAAGTCACAGCTTGGTGGTTCTTCGTACTCCCACCAGTTGATCCAGTTCTTCTTGATAAGACTACCCTCATCAGGTGTGGGGTTTTGCATGTACAGGCTTTCCCAATACTTCGATCCATTGGTTGCCTTAATTTCCATCTCGTCTATTCGTAATGTTTCATTGTCCTTCCATTCAGGAAAGTAACTTGTACCTTCAGGAAGACCCAACAGCTTACTGGACTTTTCGTCCAACCATGCAGGTATACTTACTACGTTCCATCGCATCTTTGTTTCAATGTCAAACTCGTCCTGCTGCTTTAACAACCAACCACACAGATCATCGTAGTGGTAGCGAGTATTAATAATAATAATTGCACCATTGGGCATAATACGTGTACGAAGACCTGAAGGCCACCATTCCTTTATGTAACGCCTGCCTGCATCAGAGAATGAATCTTCTTCTGACATAACGTCATCAAGTATGGCAATGTGTGCACCACGCCCTGCAATCTGTGATCTTACACCTGCAGCATAGTAACTACCATTGAGGTTTGTCTTCCACTTACCTGCAGCACGAACGTCTGCACGCAGATTAACACCGGGAAACATATTTGTAAAATCTTCAGTGTTTACGATATCACGTACTGATCTACCAAAGTCACTGGACAACTGATCAGAGTGACTGACAGTAAGTATCTCGTGGTTAGGATTTTTACCTATGTACCACGCAGGAAATAACTTGGAACAGATTACTGACTTGCTGCTACGTGGTGGAAGAAAGACCATCAACCGTTTGATCTTTCCTTCCACTACCTGCTGTAACTTATCTGACAGAACTTCAATATGTCTGCCCATATGCCAGTCAGTAATTAACGTAGGTGCTACCTTACGAACAAAAGTAAGAAAGTCATCCTTTGACTGTTGCTGCACCATAACATTCAAAGTATTTCTTATACTCAAAAGAATGTTATAGGTAATCTCCTGATCAGATAAGTCTTTATTCTTTTCACTAGCTGTCATTGTTTTTTTCTGTTACACCTGCAACCATAATGTCTTTACAACACTTACACAGACCTTTCTCTTCGTCCGTATCTTGTGAACAGCTACAGTCATTACAATTACACTGGTATTTATATTTACAATTAGGATTGTCACACATAAGTCACAACACCTTTCCTTATATCTATATAGAATTAAGTATCCAAGTGTATTGTACCACCCTACCCTGTGGGAAGACAAGAAGAAAAGAGTTAAGAATGGTGACAATCATCACCTACAGTGTGATATTTTTGCAACACTTATAATTTATTTTTCCAATACCGTTGTTCTTTACTATTGTATCTGGTATACTACTCTCTATATAGATTATGTTATAGATTAAAATATAGAAAAAAGTATATAGATTAAAATAAAGACTTACAATATCAACTAGGTTAAGACTTTATGATATTGATCTTATTATATCTATATAGAATTATAGCCGGGTAGCACACTTCCCAAGTGTTAGCACACCTGTTTAACACACTCTAGTATTTTTTTTAATTATAGCCACCCCTCTTTTAACAAAATAAAACAAAGGGGGGTGTTTTTGTTTTAGCTATAGTTTAAACTACCCTAGTATTTTTGGTAAATATATGACAGTGGCATATATATACGAGAACAAGCGGGGCATTTTCTTTGGGTGGGGGTGATCATGATGTTCACCATATGTTCCTGAATTGTTCTAGCGTTCTTCTTTTGTTCACCTTTTGTTCCTGTTTCGTGCTTTTCCACTAGAACAAACCGTGAACAAAACGTGAACATCTGTTTGTCAAGTAGAACATAACAAGAACATCCCCCTATTCTTTAGAATATAGTCCTAGTGTGATAAATTTGTCACACATTTCTATATTTCTAGAATTATCGAACTATCAATCCCAGCATTCCTGCCAATTCCACACAATCCCTTGTGTTTAATATGTCCATCCTTCATACCATAGTATGGGTCAGCAATGTTGACCCTTTTAATCGCGTTTTAAGCGCCATACAGCGGCCTTGACTGTTCTCTGGTATCTCAGCACCTAAAACTCTTTTACGCGATTTGTTCACGTTCTGTTCTCACTAAATACCTTTATACATTATAATTATATATAGAAAATAGGTCAGCACTATTGACCTTTGGCTGGACGTTTTCCAATTGTGGCAATATTGCCTTATTTGCCATAATATTACCTTAATTGAGTTGCTTGCCAGAATTTCGGTCAATACTGTATTCTCTCCATTCTGGCTGATAGCGTTTCGTGGTGATACGCTGCACCAGTGTAACAGATAGGAGATAAGAACATGGAAAACGTACTCTTCAAAAGCGCAATCGAACTGCAAGCTGATGTTTTGGCGAAGACAAAAGCAAAGTCGGAAGCGACTACTAATTTGAATAATTCCGCGTTCATCCAGATGGTTATGTTCATTGCTGGCAATGTGAACAATTTCGACAAGGCTGGCAATCGCCGTCCGGAAATAAACGGCGGTACTAAACTTGCGGGCGCTTTTCAAGTCAATTTGGTTGAAAACCATCAATTCACTAAGCGACAAGCGCAAACAGTTGCCAGCATTTCATTCAATAAGAAGTTAACTGGCCTTGTTATTCGCGGTCTAGCTGGTTTGGACGTGCCAGAAAATAATCAGGAATTATTGCAATTCGTTACAAATGTTCTGGCCGATAACGAACTAACAAGCGTCAATAAGTTAAAGTCCTACATTGAAGGTCCGAAAGATAAAGTCGCAAGATTGCTAGAGGCAATCGCCAAGCTGGATAATGACGAACTGGACAGCTTCATGGCCGGACTGGAAAGCTTCGTTTCTTTCGCCATACA